ACAAGGCCTGCACGCAAAGATCGACGAGTTCGGCGACTATATCGAATGGGAAACTCGACTGGCGTACTCGGCATGGAAGGCGGCGAGGGATATCCCGGTGAAGCTGCCGACGTACACCGCAGAGACGAGCGCAGAGTTTGAGCAATACTGCGCGATACAGTGCCAGAGCGTGATCGAGCAATGCCGGGCTGCCATTGTGGCGGCAGGATATGAGGTGGAAGTATGAGCACTAAACGTATTGAGACGGCCGCAGCTGCCTGTGAAGCGGCTACGGCGAAGCTCATGGAGTTCGTCGGGATGGCCGAGGTAAAGACTGACGAGCTTACCGGGCCAGCGCTGGACTGGGCAGTCGCGAAGGCTGCCGGCATAGAAATCGATGACAGCCGGGGCAAGGAGTTACGCGTCAGCGTCTGCGCCGGCCTCCAGTCGCCCTGGGTTCCGACCGTGAACTGGCATCAGTGCGGCCCACTGATCGAGTCGCTGGGGGATTTGTCGATGACTCGACGCTACAGTGACGACTGGCTGGTTTTGGAACTCGAGTATCAAGGCGAAATCGCCACATGGATGGCTCGCGGATCAACCATGCTGATTGCCATATGTCGGGCGTTGGTGGTCTCAAAGTTTGGCGAAACCGTGCTTGTACCTGCCGAACTACTCCAGCAATAACCCTGCCCCACAGGCGCTTACGGGCGCCAATATCTCCGGCGTTCTGCCGACTGCAAATCCCTACGCAAGAACCTTCAGGGCACGCTGGTAGATCGCCAGCCGGTCAGCTGCGCCATTCTGCCCGCCGTTCACGCGCTGCGTAATTCCGGTCAGGTTTCCGGTATCCGCCAGTGCATTCAGCCCATTGCTCGACCAGTACCACGCAGCCGACAGGGCGGCATAAGGCGGCTGCTCGAGTAGTTCAGGCTTGTTCAGCAGGTCGAGGCCCAGGGCCGCGCCGCACGCCTGATAGTTCACCCAGCCAGTCACTTGCACCAAACCACGCCCGCGGTACTTCCAGCCGTCACCCGTCACAGCAGGACCATTGCCCATGCGCGAGGCGTAGACGATGTTCGCGATCTGCTCAGGCTTGCGGGCGACCCGGGTGGCCATCTCAAGGTTGAACCGCTTCGGCCAAGTCCGGATCAGGCCCTCGGCCGAATAGTTCAGGTTCTCGACCAGGCGCGTCAGGTGGCCGGACTCATGCCCGACTTGGGCCAGGAACGCAGCCACGCGCAGGCGGGTGTCGATCTTGTAGCGGGCCATCGCCAGGTTTAGCGCAGGCAAAAAAATACCCGCAACAGGGCGGGCATTGGGGAGGATCTGCAGCAATTGCTGCTGGGTGATCTGCATACTGTTCTCCGGGCATAACGGGTGATGGCTATCTGCTAATCTACGGATTTGCAGAATGGAGCATGTGATGAAACGGATCGCCTTATCGGCCGTGCTGGCCCTGAGTGGGTGCGCTGGACAGTCTGTCCAAAACGATTTCACCTATGAGGACGTGGATGGCTTCTCGGAGGTTGGCGTGCGCGCATCCTCGAAGGCGACAGGGAAGACGGTCGAGGTGTCGGCGAGCTGCGATGCTGAGGCGCGTCGATACGTGATCATTCGCAGGAGCGCAGGCAAATACGGCGGTGCCGGTGACCCTTGGACGATCAGCGTCGGCGGGGAAAAGCTATTCGCAGGCACATCGTTTTACGAGGATGAGGCTGAGTTCCTTGCTGACGCATCCACGATTGAAGTGGTCGGACCCGTAGGCAGGTTTGGCGGCCAAGAGCGGATGACAGTTTCAAGCCCGCAGATGCAGCGCATACCGGAACTGTGCAGGGAGAAGCAGGCGCAGGTCATGGCCTGCATGCGCGAGGCCGAAGCGAAGGCGAACGAAGAAAATGATCGCCTGATCTCGGAAGTGTCGAATCGCACCGGCGCGCAGCCAATGCTGACCGGCAGGAACCAGATGGATTTCAATAATCTGGTGTCGCTGATCCAAAAGGATGGGCTATCCCGTCATCAAAATAAATTCGTATGGGCTCAGGATGGGGATTATAGGGTTGCCCAGGTGCTGGGCGATCGCGTGCTGCTGCTGAGCATGAATGATCACGTCATGTTTCCGGCGATCACGATTATCACAGACGAGCAGGCGATCGAGGGGCAGCCGTGGTCTTCGGTGTCGAAGGGGCCGCTTCAGCTGTCCGTGATTGAAAGCTATGTGACGGTGTTCGGGGTGAGTCGGCAGACCATTGTGTTTCGGAGGATATAGGGAGAGAAAGCCCGCGCGATGGCGGGCTGGTAGGTGGTCGTAAAGTTCGCTGTTATGGGATGGTCGACGGACTTGTAAATGTATCGCCAGCAAATCGACCCCCAGCGCCAAATGCTTCCTGGTATAGGCCGTAGTCGATGGCGTCAACCTGCGCGTGGGTTCGTCCAGAGATTGTAAGATCTTCTACGTACATCCGATAAATAGCCCAAGACTGGAGCGCCTTTCGAATGGGGGCATAGTTGTTCTGAAGTGCCAGTACGCCGAACTGCGCCAGTGACCGAGTGCCAGGCAAGGAATACTGGGCGATAGTTGGCGTAGTCCCATCATTTGACTTGCCGGCAACGTTGACGAAGTTGTTACCCTGCACATTCTCACCAATTGCGCTGTGACGCCCCAATTGATTGGTGGTGGCCGGAAGAATTGTGGTTCCATTCTGAGTCAGCATCAGATATCCGGTGCTGGTATTGCGCCCGATGTATGCAAAGGCCTTAGCCGCTTCAGGACTGGTAGACAATGAAGATCGAGTCAGCCGGCGCCACTGCGAAAAGTAAAAGTTATGCGTTGGATTGCTGACCATGTGCTGCATTATCGATGTTGGCAGCTCGATATCCACGCCGTGGTTCCCGGTCATGTCTACGGACTGACTAACGATGGCGTGAATAGCGCCCTTCAGGGTTCGCTCGACCTTCCCCTTTGTGCCGTCATTCAGTGTGCCAGTGTAGACAACTGCCCCGCCAAGTTCTCCGGTCAAGCCGATATCGCCAGCCTCAATAGCGGCGATGTTGCGCAAGATTGCGCCGTTATCCGGAACGCCAGAAGCCCAGTTGACTGCATCCAGCAGTATCAGCGATCCGTTAACCAAGATCGGATCGTTCCGAAGAATTGGCAGGCTTGCGTCAGTGAAGGCGCCGCTGAATTTAATTCCAAGTCCGGTCACAAGAAATACCCCTTGTTAATTAGCCATGTGGCAAAAAGATCTCGCTGGGCGATATACCCGGCGCTGTTCGGATGAATGGTGTCGCTCATTAGCGAAGGGGGCGGCCGATCATCTACGATGGCAGCCAGATCGTCCGCTGTCGGAGTAATTCCCGCCCTGGCCAATCCGTTCTGAATAAAATCTTCCCTCAGGTCGTAGTAACGGTCGCCGTAGGCTTGCGATAGCGCCTGATTCAGGTCGATTATTTCTTGGTAACGAGTAGTGGTCTTGCCTTCCGTGGTGCCGTTGGTAACCGAGATGACTATGAAGCGCTTGTTGTAAGGCTTCAGGTGATTCACGCAATCCGCTATGCAGGCCAGTACATCAGATTTGAAGGTCGCATCTCCAACATTGTTTCTCCCCATCCACAGACTTTGAACATCAGTTTCTGTATCGGCGGACTGGATCGAAACAAACAATGTGCCGACAGGACAGCTGACCGCAGAACCAGGGTTGGTCCTGGTAAAAGTCCATGTGTGCGCCTCCATGTCATGCACCAGGTTGCCAGCCACCCCGGCGATAGAGCCCGAGAATGAGTAAGACCCTCCGGCAACGTTATCCCTGAACCCAGTGGTTGGGCTAATCACAGTCACTGCAACCGGTCCGCTGGCTGGAATGCTGTTACTGACGACGGAGAGGTGTACTGGGAGGCCGCCTTGCCGCATTGCGATATCCGCAGCGGCTTGGCCGCCAACGCCGCGCTTGGTGACAGAAATTCCAAGCACTGAGCCAACATCACTTATTCCGTTCGAGGCCGCTGTGAGGCTGTCGCCGTAGAATGCCAGACGAGAAGTCGGGTATACAGGGTGGGCAGTCCCGCCCATCGCAGGCTGGTACTTACGGACGCCAGTCTCGGTATAGAAGACGTACTTGTTGTCCACTATTTCCGGGGCGTCCGGGTCTGTGGCAGCCAACAACTGGCGACTACCCGTCCTCATGCTGTTGACGTAAACCTTTCGGGTCGGAGTGATTCCGATCGGCTCAAGGAGGTAAAGCGAATCTCCTGCGGACTCCAGCATGTCCGTCAAGTCAGAAGAAAGAGCCGAAACACCAATTGCGCCTGGCGACACCGACTCAGCCATTACGGCATTGGTAACTCTAGCTATTACCGGGCCATTGATAGGTACCGCAAGCTTGCACCGCCTGGAATCATCATAAATCGCGAAAGCCATTCCACTGTCTGGGCTGGTCGGAGTGAACATGCCAGCGACTTCTTTTTTGACTAGGCGCTCAATGAGTAGCTCGGTTGACTTGTCGGCACAGACTGTCTGGATGGGGAGAACTGCTTTAACCGGCTCAAACGTGCCGTCAGGGCGCCATCCGCCGGCATGTCGATTGTTCCCGTCTACAACAACGACTGCCCACAATGGATTGTCGATCTCTCGAAGTGATATTCCATCAGATACCTTGCTCTGGATCTCGGCACTCAGTTCTGAAACTGCAACATTACTCGGAGCGCGACCAATCTCTACTGCTGCTCCGGCATCGTTTCGGTATGCGGTGGCGAGTGTGCTGCCTGTTCCTGGGACGGAGAAGAATCGATTCGTGGCACCACTGCCCGATGTATTGGCTAAACCATCCGCGGTACTGGGGAATGGATTGCTGAAGGCGGCAGCCAAGGATGAGGCCGACTCTGATCGATCGGCGCTTTCCGAGGCGGCAGCAACCGACCCGCCCAGATCGACGATCCCTTCTGCGACTGCCGTATCAACTGCTGCCTGACCGGCAGCCTCGATGCTGGCCGCAACCTGCTTGAGATTCTGTATGTCCCCGGAATCGGTCGGGATAGGGTCAGCCTCAACCGGATCATTAGAGAACCGGCTGATGATATCGCTGCCAATTTCTGCTTTAACCGTCGCGAGTTCTAACCGCTCAGCCTGGTCTGCCATGTGTATTTCCTTGGGGATTTTGAAGGGTGGCGATCAGTCGCCGAAGTTAAAGCCAGTTGCCGGAGAAGAATTCGCCGTTATTGCTGATCAGCATGTCGGCCACCGCGTCGAAGATGGTGTCGATCTGGTCGTCGTGCGCGTGGGTGTCGTCGGCGGTGAAGGCCGCCGCTTCAGTGAGGAATGGAACAACCCAGTCAGTCGGGGCCGCGATCTCGCCGCGATGGTCGCGGACGTGTTCGATCTTGCAGCCCTGATCGTCGTAGATGGCCGGCACGTATACCCGGCCCGACTTGAACCAGGGCACGGCGTCCATGCAGCGGGTCACCTTGTTGGCCGCCGGTCCGCGCGGTTGAGGCTCAATCGGAATAGAACCCTTCTTGCTGATGGTCTGGATCAGGCCGGTACCGCTCGATTTGTCCTCGACGCGCATGTAGCGCAGGGCTGCCGGGCGGAACGGGTCCCACGACTTCCACTGCTGCCACAGGCGCAGAGCAGTCGTCTCAAGGTCGCCGGCGTCATACTTGCCGCGATGAACCTCGATGATGTACAGGTTGCCGTCGACACCCAGGCCGCAATGACTGAAGACCGAGTAGTCGTGTTGCTCGCCGGTTTTCTGCGCGGTATCGACGTATACGCCGCGCCAGACCAGGAAAGGCAATTGCTGATAGGTCTTGAACCAATCGGCGTCGATCATGCCGCCAGTCAGCGCCACCGGCTCCTGCTGGTACTGGCTGACCATCGTGTAAGGGTCGCGATCCCACAGCGCCATCAGGTCGGCAACGGTCTCCTTGGCTGGCCAGTAGGACCAGTATTCGACACCGCCACGGACTATTGATGGACTGCTGAAAACGTCACGCTCGGCGTGTTCGCGGATCTCGTCGGGCAAGCTCGCGATGTATTCGCGAGTGACCAGCGCCGGAACCTTGATATGGCTGAATTCCAGGCCCATCCCGCCCTTGAGCAGGAAGCCCGACACGTCATCCGTGTGCAGGCGCTGCTGGGTGCAGATGACCGGGGTGTCCGGGGACGCACGGCGGCTGCGCAGGGTGTTGGTGACAATCCGCTGAGCCTTGGCCCGCATGGTCGCGCTGAATGCGCTGTCGGCCTTCTCCGGGTCGTCCAGGTTGATGAACCCGGTGAAGCCTTCGGAGATATAGCCGCCACGCACGCCGGTGATCTGGCCGCCGGTTGAGCGGCTGAAGATCTGGTGTCTATTGCGGCCTCGATCGTCAGTGATGACCCAGTTGGCCACGTCAGCCTTGCCAAGTTCGCACGGCCACAAGTCCTGATATTCGGCACTGGTGATGATCGACTTGATGCGGTTGGAGTTCTCCTCGACCAGGGCTTTCGAGTAGGAGACGTTGAGCGTCCGCGTCCTGTCGAACATGGTCATGGCGTATGACGGTACGTGGATAGACCAGAACTCGGTCTTGGTGCCGCCGGGTGGCATGTTGAACACGACGTTCTTGAGTTCGCCCGACAGAACCTTGAGGGCGGTGTGGTCCATATACCGGTGGTGCCAGTTGCAGAGCATTTTCATGCCCTGATTCAGCTGGAAGAAGACGCGCATAAACGACAGCGGGGAATGCTCGCTGATCAGTTTTGACGCCTCTTTCTCTTCCCGAGTCATTGATTCCCAGTCGAGAAGTGCGCTCATAAGCGATCAAGCACAGACTCGAAAGCCT